GCCGAGGAAGCCAGTTGCGCCGGCGGTTTGAACAGCCCGAAGCGCCGGCATGTCTCCTCATAATACGGATAGAGGCCGCTCGAACTGTTGTCGAACGTGACGATCTCGCAGCACCCCGCATAGGTCGACGGATGGCAGTGCAGCGACAGGATCGCCGATCGCGATTTGCGGCCAACGAGAAGCGGTGCGATCAGGTTGGTGGGATCGCCGGTGAAAAGTGTGTGGCTGATCCTGTGCTGATCGCACCAGAGCGCCGCGCCGTTGATCGCCCAGATGTCGCCCTTCCAGCGCCGCAGGGAGTGCAACCGATGATTGATCGACGGGCCGCCGCCGACGATGGCGAGACGCTTGCCGGTTTTCGGTGGCAGGCTACGCAGGTCAGGCAGCCCGAGAGCGCGCGCGGCCGCGACGTTCGCTGCGATCTCTGCATCGGTTGCGGGCGGGATAAGTTTCGTCATGCGAGCCCGGGCTGCATCATGGATTCGGCCTTGGCGGCGGTCGCGCGTGCCTTGATCATCGCCGCTTCTGCCGGCGCTGCAGCAATAGCCTCTTGCTTCGCCTGCTGCTGCGCACGCTGTTGCCGCTTCGCGATAACCGCATCGTCGCTGGCAATCCAGCGCTCCGGCACATTCTGCGTGCGGGCGATCTCAGGCACCGCGGTGTCGAAGTCGAGCCGGTCAAGCTGGCTCGTGTCCTGCGTGACGTTGACGATCTCGCGCAGTTGCGAAAGCATCCGGAAGAAGCCTGCCGCCTCGCCGTTCTTGGCTGCCATTGCCAGCGGCGAGGTGTCGGTCACCTCGTAGGCGCCCATCGCCTCACGCAAACGCGGCGGCATCGGCTCCAGCATGCCCATGTCGGACATCAGGTCGAGTTCGCGCGGGACCATGCCGCCGACATATTCGGTGTGCTGGCGGCCGAGCGTCGGCGCCACCAGCATGCCCTTTTCGTTGACGAGTTCGATCACCTGCGTCGCCGTCATGTTCGGGTGATCGCTCAGCACCTTGAACAGCGACACGAGGAACACGTCGTCGATGATGCCGCGCTCCTCCTGCATCATCTCGATACTGATCTGGATGTCGCCGACCGGCAGCGTGTGCACCAGCGGCCGGCCATCGGCGTTGACGCCGCCCTTGTTCATCGCGCCGGGCCGCATGTCCATGCCGACAATGCCGTCGTCGTACATCAGCAGCACCGGGCTGGCCGCGCGGTGGCCCTGCGTCAGGAAGGTAGTCTTTTCGGCGTTGAGCGTTTTCAGCGACGGCAGCACCAGCATCGCCGGTCCGCGTCCGTAGCACTCGCCCGGCGTCTGGTCGTAGCGCGAGACCGCATACGGAAAGCGGTCGTAGCCGCCTTCCTTCTGCATCAGGCAGCGGCCCTCGACCGAGACGTAGTAGGAGGCAAACGGTTTCGAGGTGTGATCGAGCGCATCGGGATCGTAGTCGTCGCCGCGCGGCTTCACGCAATGCAGGAAGTTGTATTCCCAGAGGCTGTTCTGCTCGAGCGGCGCGACGAGTTGCTGCGGCAAGGCATCGCGACCCCACTTCTGCACCGCCTGGTACGCGGTCAGGCGGAACCAGCGGATGATCCGGTCGACCTTGCCCTGATGGTTCTCGCCGAAGAAAGCCTGGCCGAACGGCACCGATTTGTAGCGCAGGCCCTGGCCGCCGCCAAACCAGCGGTTGTCGAAATTGTCGACATACATCACCGAGTTGCCAAACGCGCCGAGCGACTGCCAGTTGTTGTAGTTCTGCGCGGCAAAATTCGCGTCCGCGTCGTAGCGCTGGCGGAAAAGCTCCTTCGTCGTGTTCTCGAACCACAGCCGCGAGGCGCGATCCTTCATCACATAGTCGTCGCCCTGCAGGCCATGCCACTTCATGTTGCGCGGCGTCACCAGCGAATCGGCGATCGCGCAGAACCGATGCAGCGCCAGCGCGCCGGTGGCGTCGACCTGCTGCTGCGTCTTCTTCACGCCGGGCGTGTTGTAGCTCTGATAGAAGAATGTATTCCGCGACGTCGGCAGGATCAGTTGTGCGACCTCCTCGCAATGCGCCGCCGTCATCGCGCGGCGCGACGTGTACTGCGCAAACTCGCGCAGGATGTCTGTCACGATCTTCGCCTCGCGCTCGGTGACCACGCGCGGCATGGGGGCAATCGCGGTGGTTGCGAGGTCAGTTGACAAGGTGCTTGGCCTCGGGGTCCTTCGGGTCCATCGCCGGATCGAGGCGCCGATCGGCAACAACCCAGTTTTGCAGCGCGATAAACATCTGCTCGCGATCGGAATCGCCGAGCTTCAGGCGATCGGCGAGACGGCGGAAATCGTCGCGCATCTCGATCTCGTTGCGGTACAGCACCGCCTGCTTGTCGATCCGGCCATCCATACGCTCAATATCGGCGGTGATCGCGCCGTTCTTCTGCACGCGGGCAGCGCTCGATAGGTGAGGTCCGGCAACAAGTTTGACGGCACCCGTGTAGACCGCCGCCTGCAACCCGTCGTCGTAATTGTGTGAGATCACCGAGAGCAGTACTGCTCCGGTCTTGCCGCGCGCAGCCCCAAGCGCACGCATCTGCCATGTCGCCCGCAGGTCGAACGCAATGCGGCGCTCAAGCTCAATACCCTGCACCAACACCGGTCCCGAACAGCGACGTGACGGCCAGCGAGCCGCCCATCATCCCGTTCTGCTGCTGTTGCTGCATCCGCTTCTTGCGCAGCTCCTCGGTTTCGCTCGATGCCTGCTGCGCCAGCGCCTGGCCCGCTGTGCCGAGGAGGTCCGTGGCTGCTGGGGAAAGACCCTGCGACTGCATCGTTCGAGGCTCCGAAAAGAGCCAGCCGACGCGATACAGTCGGCTGGCCCAGTCATCAGGGAGGAAACACACCCAAGGAGGGCGTCAGCGTCGGGGAAGGTGAGCGGAGCGGAGCGCGCCAGCAACGCACCCGGACCTATTGGCCGAGGAACACGTCGAACTCGGTGCCGGCGGCGATGACACCGGATTCTGACATGCGCTGGACTGCGCCGCCGCCGAGCGGAACCTGCCGGCCGGACCGCTTCATCATCACAGCGACCCGCAGAGCCGACAGCAGGTCGTCGCGCTCCTTGACGATCTTGCCGGTCCCGTCTGCAGTTCGATGGTAGTTGCGGCGCTCCTCGAGGATGTCGGACAGGTGGCGGGCATATTTCAGCCGGCCTGACTTTTCCCGATCGTCGATCTCGAGGATGCCCGCCTCGGTCGACACGCTGCCGTCCGGCCATGTCGCGTGGCCCTCCAGCATCAACAGGCCCTGCCGCTTGTAGTGGTCGGACAGCGGCTTGCCGTCATCGCGCCGAGTGGTGCCGTCGACCGGCCAGGCCACCGGCACCGCGGCGCCGACAGGCTTCATCGCGGCCGCGTGCTGGATCGGCAGCGCGTCCGCAACGCGGTAGGTGTGATGGATGTGGATGACGTCGTTGTCCATGTCCCACAGGATCAGCACGGCGCCGAACGGGTGACCGATGCCAAAGTCGACGCCCCAGAGCTTTTTCCAGTACGGCGGGACATGCGCGATCGGCGCCTCGGTAATCGATTCCTCCGGCGAAAGGAAAATCCGGCCAGAGCCCAGCATCGGGGCGCCGCGCGCGCGCGCCTCCCGTTCGTGCGGCAGGTATCCCGCGATGATCTTCGTGCGCTCCTCGGGCGAGATGTGCAGCGCATCCTCGATCGTCATCGAGACATACGCGCGGTCCGGCGACGGCTCGTCGAGAAACCGCAGCACCACCGCCGTCGGGCCCTTCAGCGGCGTGAACGTCATGAACAGCATGCCGCCGGTGGCCACCGTTCGCGTCAGAAACTCCGAATAGACATCCGGCGGCGGCTCCTCATCGGCCCAACCCCAATCGATCGACTCGCCCTGAAACTTGGTCCGGCCCTGCTCGTACGACTTGAACCGCGCCACCGAGATCCCGCCAGATTTGTGCCTGACCTGAATCGTGTCGTAGGCGTCCGTGACGCCGCGGGCGAGCGATGGCCGGTCGGTGAAAAGGTTCTTCGGGATCATGCCGGTGCCGAACAGGTCGACCACGCCTGGCTCGCCGCAAAGCTTCTTCTGCTGCACGTCGCGCACCACCAGCGACGTCTCGCCG